CGTGACTGTCGAGCGCTCGACCATGAGCGGCGCGGCGATTTTGTTTTCTGTAGGCATGGGGAGTCCTTGCCGGGCCATGCCCGGGGTGTGGTGCTACGATGGCCCCTTCCTATAAGTGGGCTGGACCATGACCAAGCACGATATTTACGATGAGATCGAAGGCTTTCAGGTTTGGAACTACATGGAATGCGACAAGGACGAGGAAGGCCGGGAGACCTGGCGTATCAACGTCGAGATAAAGCGTGGCGGTAAAGTGGTAGTGCCGGTTGTTGCGGGTGACCGAACCTATGTTGACCGAGGCCTGGCGCAGGTGGCTGGGCGTGAGGTGGGGACCAGGCTGATTGCTGGGCGTGAAGTTCAGTAAGCGGCGCAGTCAGGCGGCGAGACGCTGGTAAAGCTCGATGATGTCGGCGGCGTTTGCTCTGACCAGGGCTTCGGCTTCGTCCGGACAGACGCTGTTGCCGATGAGTCTGACCTGATTCGTCTTGTTGATCGGCAACCACTGCTCGGCACCGGTGACCGGATCAACGAACAAGCCGCGGTCGATGATGTAGTCCTTATCGAAGCCCTGGGCTGCTTTCAGTTCCGGCGGCTGCAGCATGCGCAAGGTGATATCCACCAGCACATAACCCCCGATCATGATCATCGCGGCGGGTTCCTTGAAGTGTTCCGGCAGATGCTCGTGCATGAAGGCGGCGCACCGGCGGGCGCCTTCGATTTGCTCCGGCGTCAGCGTGTCCGGAACCTGCACGACTTCGACCAGGGCGACACGATCTTTTGTCGGTAGGGTGTGCATGGGCTCAGTCAGCGAAACCCCGCCCTTATCACAGCCGTAGTACTTCACCAGGTAAGCGTTCACCAGCCGCTGGTTAGAGCCTGACTGGCAGATGGTGGACATCGGCGCATCAGCAGGTCGGCCATCACCTTTGTAGAACCCACCGTTTGCCTGCTCAAAGAATGCAGCGACGACTCCGTGCCGAGCGGCACCGGCCAGCACTGTCTGTGCGGGATCATCAGGCGAGCCTCCCGCAGCGTTCTGGCCGAATGCGGTCATATGCCCGCAGACAATGGCCTGCTCGCCGCGATTGGCGCCAGTTACCGTGCGTGCAGCATCGTCTGGCGAATAGCCGCTTCGCTCTCCGTGGTGCGTGAGATGGGTCAAGTGGCATGCCGCCATGGCGAAGTGACCGCCCTTGACTTGGGCGACCTGGGTGCGCAGCGGCTCCTGTACGTCGAAGTTTCGCTGCGATGAGCCGTTGGCGCATTCGGTGAGGAATGGCGCCGAGACTGGCTGCACCAGGGCGTGATGGGTGCCGCCGGAACTGATCGTGGACACCGACTCGTCGACACCGTGCGTGCTGGTGTGAGATTTCGATGTACCACGCATCGGGACGATGAAAGGCTTGGCGCTGGTGATGACGTGGCGCCACATGCCCTTGGCCACCCGCCGGCGGGTATTCAGTGCCATGGGCTTGTCCCGAAAGATCGTCTTGCCCAGGTTGCTCCAGTCAATGCACTCGGCGGCCGTGCGCCATGGCTGCTGTTTCGCTGTTGGCTTCTTGTGTCGTACCGGCTCCGGCCAAACGATCGGCAGACCGTCGCTGCGCGCCACCAGATAAAGGCGTTTGCGGATAGTCGGCGCCCCGGCGTTCGCCGCGATGCGCTCCCTCCATTCGACGTTGTAGCCCAGTCCGCGTACCAAGGCTTCCTCCGGAACGAACTCACCAATGGATTGTTGAATCTCCGGCATGTCCGGATGATCCACCGCCAATCCAGTGCTGAGCGCCGCGATGAACGACTTGAAGGTGCGCCCGCGTTCGGCCTTGATTGGCTGGCCGCTCTCGTCGATTGGCCCCCAGTCGCAGAACTCTTCGACGTTCTCCAGGAACATCAAGCGGGGGCGGGTGGCGTGCGCCCAGCGAACAACAACCCAGGCAAGTCCACGCACACCACGGTCACGCGGTGCGCCGCCCTTGGCCTTGCTGTGGTGGCGGCAGTCAGGCGAGGCCCAGAGAATGCCGACTGGCTGCCCGCCGGTGGCCAGCACCGGATCAACCTCGAACACATCGGCAACGTAGTGGGCGGTCTCGGGGTGATTGGCGCGGTGTACGGCCAGGGCAATTGGGTTGTGGTTCACCGCCACGTCAGGCTCCCGGTATGCCCGGGCAATGCCGGTGCTCGCGCCGCCGCCGCCGGCAAACAGGTCCACCACCAGTTCTTTCTGGAACGGCAGGCCCATGCTTGGCTGGCCATGGATGAAATGGTGTTTCTTCTGTTGTGCGGACATAGGGGAACCTCGCCGGTATAGTTCCGGGATCTACAGGGGGAGTGGGTTATGGAGCTTGCTGCGATGTGGGAGTACTTTATTTGCTGGACAGAGCATCACCCTGGACTGGCGTCATGGGTGCAGGCTGTCGGTGCCGTATTATCAATTTGGTTCGCATGGTGGATCGCAAGCCGACAATCCAGGAGGGCAGAGGCTTCTGGGAAACGCAAGGACGAAGCAAAATGCTTGGCGCTGGCCGAAATGATTACCTACTCCATGAGTGTTTTCGAGACCCATAGAGGCATGTCTAACGACATGGCAGATGTGCAGCGTTTTCGGGACGATTTATCTATGGCAAAGGCTATTTTGGATAGTGTTGACCTATTCAGTCTGCCGGACCCTGACCTAATATTTCAGGCGTGCTCAGCTCGTCGACTGATAGACAAAACCGTAATTCAATTTAACGATCCTTTCGCGCTGGGCTATCCAGCAATTGTCTTTGAGGCGATGACGGCAATTCCTGCGATTGAGTCCCTTGCTGGCAATATTCGGTCCTGCAAGGAAATCTCAAAGCGCTTTAAATGATTGACCTTTACGCCGCGCTGCTTTCCTTCGCTGGCGGCCACTCCGTAAACCCAACCTTTGGCGCCTTCGTCTTCGGGTTGATGATCGGTTCGCCCTGGGCGTCGACCATCGTGCGCTTGGCTTTTATTCGCATATCACGGCATTTGCTGCCCTTGCGCGCAAGCTCAATGAAGTGCTCAGCGTACTGCGGTGCGTCGAAGAGCGGGCTGAGCTGCTTTACCCTGACCCCCCCCATGATCTGTTCGGCCTTCTGGGTGACCTTTAGCAGCCAGTCATCAACCGAGAGTTCAATCTTGTGGCCTGGACGCTTTGGGTCGGGCCGGGTGGTTTTGACGGTCTTCCTGGCCTCGGCCATGGCGACATCGAGGGTCATTCCAAACACTGCAAAGGTGCTCATGGGTTATCTCCAAGCGTGCGCCTGCCTCGCCGGCTGGCGTGATTCGTTGATATGGGGTATTAGGTGTGGCTATCTGCCAAAATTAACTAGGGAGGGGCCATGCAAGCACCTACAGATAATCTTTATAAGTTTTTAGCTATCGCGGGCATGCTGTGTTTTGTTTTTTTCTTTTTTGATCTGAACAAGCGCTCGGATGAGCTTGAATCTAACATCGACAGGTTAACGGTTCAGCAGGCGGAGTTTTTAGCCACGTTAGAAGGACTCAAAGAGTCCTCGGAGCGCATCACAAAAGATATAGATGATCTGATTGCGAGAGATCCGAGTGTCAAAGAGCTTGTCGATGCCCAGGCTCGTCTGGGGGTATTTAGAGAGAATATTCAGGCCAAGTTCTCTGAGTTAAAAATCGTAAACGCAAAATTCAATGCCAGCCTTGAATTAGTTAAGGGGTATTTTTATAAGCTTCAGACTTTAGCGAGGCTCTACGGTTGGCTCCAGTTTGCTTCTTTGACGGTATCGTTAATAGGGGTCATTTTGTGGTACTTAAAAACTCAGAAATATCTTGATTTAAAGGATAAGCAGTCTGTAAACGTGCCTGTTATTTGATTCTGAGTAACTTTTTTAATTTTGCAGAGGGGTGTGCTGCCGATTGGAGTATCTGCGCAGTAAATCCCTCTTTAATGAATTAGCTTAGGGCTTTGATTTGGGAAAATCATATGACGAACTGCATGTCCAGTCACCTATTTGCGTGATCGGTGGTGGCAATTTGGTTTGGGTTGGGGTATCACGGGTGACCGGCATGGAGCCGGATCAAGGAGCAAATCGAAATGTCGATGAAGATCACGATTAATCGCAAAGGCCTCGATCAACTTTTAAAAAACGCCAAGGAAATGGAGGGGACGCATCAGGTGAAGCTTACAGATACCCTTAATCCGGAATTCGTCTCCTCCCACAGCAAATTTTCTGATTTGGAAGCTTTGTTTGCTGCATCGGGATTTAAGATTGATAGCCCCGAAGACTTTGCCGCGATTCCGGACGACGAATGGGACAAATTCATTTCTGAGAATACGGACTTCACCAGTTGGGAAGAGATGCAGCGCTCCGGCGGTACCGAGTACATGAAAGCCAAGCTTAACAAAGGCCTGTAGGCTGACTAGATGGAGAAAGTATCTCGTCGCCCGGGTCTTTCCTGATTTCGCTTAAGCTTTGATTGTGAAATTCACGCGCCACGTTTTCGCTAATCACGATTTCGTGGCGCGGATACTTCAAGAACTCAACTAACTCGTTGTCGCCCATCAAGTCCATCTTCATGATGGCGATCTGCAAGACCTCGCTAATGATCGGCACCTGGCCGCGCAGCCGGATACGCTCCATGGCCTGCTCGATGCCGGGCCTGACCTTGTGCCGCAATTCCTTCTCGGCGACAGCCAGGCGCTTCTGCGCAGCCTTGGCCGACCGCTCCTGTACTGATTTGGCCATGGCCTACCTCTTCTATTCCGCTGGCCGGCAGTGCGAGCCAGGTTGGCCTGCGTCGTGCGCTGACCTGTTTGTGGATTCGTTTCACGCAGCGACCTTCTGCTGATTCCAGGCGCCTACCGCTTCGAAGATCCGCGCGGCGTGCGCCTCGTCCAGCGACATCGCTTCGGGAATGGCGATCCAGCCGGAAGCCACCATCTGGCTTTGATTGGCTGACTCGCGCAGCTCCTTGTAGCAATGCTCGATCACGTCTTCCAGGTGATCGGAGAGGTAGACGCCATCGGGCGCTACCTCCACCGACTTGCTGTAGCGGTCACCGCGGGCGTCGATGCAAAGGGCGCTGAGGTAGATCGTCCACCGGTGAGGGATGCCGCAGACGGCGTGGCCAATCTTCCCCGGCGCGATGTTCTTCAGCGACTTGTAATTGATCATGCCCTGGCGACCGCTGGGGTCGATGTTCACCACCGCGACGTGGTTGGAGGCCAGCAGTGAGCGGCACGACCGGGCGATGCGCACCTGCAGGTTATGCGGCTTTCGCTTCTTGCTCATAGCGCCTCCGCGAGTTTGCGCAGCGCATTACGTTCGGCCCTTGAAATCGATGGCTTGCGGCGCTTGAGGATGGTGTCGGGATCGATCTTTTCCGAACGCCTGGCCGGATCTGGATTGATCGCCTGGCTTTTTCCGATCGTGAGTTTTCCGCCGGAGGCGAGGTGCTGATGCACCTGGCTGAAAAGCTCCAGCGCTTTCTCGCGCCGAAATTCAATGTCTGATTTTAGGTTGCTGATCATTATCAGGCTCCCAGGCGATGGGCTTGCGCCCGAGCTTTGTCCGCTACCTCATCAACCATGCGATTCAGTTCCAAGTTGAACTGGACCAGCTCTTTGTGCAGGTTGGCGATGTAGTCTTCGTCGCGGTAAATCGTCTCGATATAGAGCTGACACTCTTCATCTTGGCGAGAATCAAAGGACAGGAAGTCCCACCATTTGCGGCCCGTAACGAACATGCAGCCTTGGACCTGCGGCATGTGTTCCTCGGGCATGCCTTCGAGCCAAGTTCTGACGTGTATCGCTTCGTTGAAGGGGCACTTCGATTCGGTACCGCCGTCATCGTTGATAAGGCCGTCTGGCGAACATCCAAGCCAGTCGTACTTTGGGTGGACGATGAACTCTGACGGTATGACGATGTTGCCCGTCAGCATCTCGTAGGCGTCTTGTGCCTTTTGCTCTTCGGTGTGGCCCCACTTTAAAGAGGCGCTGCTGACGTTGTGCTTGGACTTCTTTGCCAGCCGCTCGAAGCACAGCTCACGCATGTATGAGGTGCGTGCGCCCATAGGCTCGCGCTTACCATTTTTGTCAGGCTTCCCCCAGGCCATCACGTCTTTAAAGCGGCTGGCTGTCACGCGCCCAGATCGGTCCGCACGCCACTTCTCTGTGCCCTGAAGCTCCGCTCTCACTACGCAGCCTCCTCTGAATGGGACTGGTCACCGCTGGGGCCCGTTATGTCGGTAAAGTCGGCATCGACGGTAGCCGCCAAGCTTTTTAGGGCTTCGTGGCATTCCAGGCCGATCGCTGCGCGCTGCTTCGGCTTGAGACCTGCCCAGGCGGCCGCGTAGGCGTCGATGTCCTGCTGCCTTGCAACGACCAGGAGGTCTGCGAATACACCGTCTATTTCAGGCGATGGGGATTTGGGGCCAAACGAAACGCCAGCGGCGGCAGCGCTGTTTGCGGCTTGTTTTGTTGGAGTGATATCAATCTCGCCGCCGTATGAATCCTCGAATTCATCGGGCGTATAAACGCCAAGGATCACGTCAGGACAGAAGAGGCGTGCCCACTTCTTGGTCACCAAGTAGGCGATCTGTTGTTTGGGGTCTTCCGCCCAAAGCGTAGAGTTGCGCGTGCGGACCTGGGTCAGCAGAAGCTCCAGAGTGCGTGGCTCGTCTTCGCCCCGAAAGGTCGCCCAAACCTTGATGCCGAGCCCTTTTTCATCGTCAAAGCTCCAGGCGGGAACGCGATATTTTTTAAACTCGCCAGTGTCCTCATCCTTCTTGGTCTTACTGGTAACTTCGCGCATCTTCCCGATGACGTTTTCCCAAGCGCCGAACCATTCAAAGTTCAATCGACCTTTGACTGGCGCCTTGGCGGTGATCACTGCGTTAACGAGCTGCGCCTCATAGCTCAAAGCGCCGCCGTTGACGATGAACGTTTTCTGCGCCACAGCGAAGGGGTTCATTTGCCACTGCATTGCTTGAAGCACTACCGCCATGCAGTCGGCTTGGTTCCCCTTAAGATGTTTCGGGACGGTTGTCACTCCCTTCGACATCATCATCGCGAGGTCGCTCATCGACCGCATGGTGCCAGGGTCGAGGATGAGCGCGGCCGCGTTGTGCGATGGATCGTGATAAGTGGCGAGGCCGGTTTGTGCTTGGGTGTCTGTATCGGTCATTGCGCTCTCCGTGGCCGACGTGGAGTGGGTCGGCCGGCAGATGGAAAGGATGGTTAGAAGCGGGTGGCCCGCAGCCAATCGCGAGCAGTGGCGATGGTCACGTCGAAGCCGAGTGCTACAACCTCGACAATGTCGTCAGCCGGGGGAGTGGTCGCGTCCACGTCGATGGATTCAACGGAGACGGCGACTACGGCAACAGGCGCGGTTTCAGCTTTCTCTTCGATTGGAGTGGCAGTGACAACTGCTACTGGCGCCGGCGCGGCAGCCTGGGCGCGTAGACGGGCCAGCTCTTCCTGGTCGCGTTGATACTGAGCCTCGCGCTCGCGCTGCTGGCGTTGTTGTTCTTCCTGCTGCTCACGCTGTTGACGTTGCTGTGCCTCCATGTCGCGGCGCTGCTGGTCCAGTTCGTCCTGCTGCTGCTTCAACCGTTTGCGGTCTTCCTCTGCTCGCTGCTTGCGTAGCTCCTCGGCTTCGGCGTCGGCGATGCGTTGTTTCTCGCGCAACTCATCCAGTTCTTTCTGCTGGGCCAGCAACTTGGCAGCAGCCTCTTCTCGCTCAGCGGCAGACCTGAGCAGCGCTTCCAGTTGCTCAATGGCGTTGTCGCGAGCGATGGTGCCTTCGGCTTCAAATTCGCCATATTCTTCGGGCAGGATCACCGATTCTTTGACGCCTAGCAGAATGCTGGAGACGTCGGCGGCGCTGCGGCTCGCATAGGCGGCAGCGACAGAACTGAAGCGGTTGATTTTTGCCCGGATGGCTTCGATGCGTTCTTGCTCCAGGCGCTCTTTCTCGGCCTTGGCGTCGGCGACGCGCTTCTCTTCGGCCTTGATGGCTTCGTCGATGGGCTCTTCAAGCACGAGGACGCGAGCCTTAAGCGCTTCGCCAAACTCCTTGACCTGATTGACTCGGGCCTGAGCGTCTTTGACCTTCTGCTGATATGGCACCAGCGCCGTCTTGGTGGTGTTTGCCAGGGCATAACGCACGTCGCGGATATCGACGCGAACCTCCTTCGCATTCGCCAAACCTTCGCTCGTCGAGCAGTCGACGACCAGCTTCGCGTAAGTTGTTTCCAGACGAACGATTTGCTCCTCGTGCGGCCGATACTCCGCGATGTCGGTGACGGCGACAGCAGGGGCAATGGACTTCTTGGATTCTTCGGTTTCGCTCGCTTGGAGCGATTCTTGTGCGATTGCT